AGATATGCAAAGAAGGATAAATAGAGGTTCAGCTAGAGTTATAGCTGAATTAGAAAGATTAAGTAACCCGGAAAAATCAGATGAAAAACCTAGCACTAATTAGTTTGTCAATTTTGCTAACAAGTTGTTCTACATTTCAACAAGCCGTCAAGCCTGTCCAGGTCAAAACTATAGCTGAAAGATCACCTATCTATCATCCACCTTTGCCTTATCCAATGAGTTTAACTAACGTGGATTGGGAGGTAATGACACCTACAACAATGCAAGAATATTTAGATAGTTTATCAGCAGGAAACGCACCACCAAGAGCCTTTTATTCTTTGTCAGCTAGAGAATACGAAAATCTGTCTATGGATATGGCAGAGATAACTAGGTACACAAAAGATATACTTGCCATCATTAAATACTACAGAGAGTTAGACAAACCACAGGAAATTGAAGATGAGTAGCTCGCCTGATGAATTTGTTTATAGAGCAACTTTAGATCGTGTTGTAGATGGAGATACATTTGATTGCATACTTGATTTGGGATTTGATGTTAAATTACACAAACAACGAGTTAGATTAGCTGGCATTGACACTCCAGAAAGTCGCACTAGAAATTTAACTGAAAAAGCTCTAGGATTAAAAGCCAAAGAAAGACTAAAAGAACTTTGCGTTGGCACATTTAAAGTTAAATCACTTGGTAAAGGCAAGTACGGTAGGATCCTGGGGATACCTTATACTCAAGATGGTGAAGATATTTGTGCAAAACTTATTAAAGAGGGTCACGCAGTTGAATATTGGGGTGGCACTAAAACTAAAAAATGGGGGTAATATGAATATATCTAAAGAAGGATTATCGTTAATTAAAAAGTTTGAGGGATGCGAGCTTGAAGCATATTTGTGTCCGGCTGGAGTTTGGACTATAGGATACGGCCATACCAAAGATGTGAAAGAAGGTGACAAAATAAACAAAGAAGAAGCTGATTATTTGTTGCAAGAAGAAATGATAGAGTATGAAAGCTACATCAATGACTTTGTTGAAGTGCCTTTAAACCAAAATCAATTTGATGCACTTTGTTCTTGGGTGTATAACTTGGGACCTACAAACTTAAAAAACAGCACCATGCTTAGAGTGTTGAATGAAGAAAAATACGCAGACGTTCCACAAGAAATAAAACGCTGGAACAAGGCGGGTGGCGAAGTTCTTGATGGTTTAATTAAAAGAAGAGAAGCTGAAGCTAAAATGTTTGTAGGAGAAGAATGGCTGTAAGTAAAATACTATTTAATCCTGGCATCAACAAAGAGTTAACTGAACTCATGGATGAAGGTGGCTGGGCTGATGGTAATTTAGTTAGATTTAGAAAAGGTTTACCAGAAAAAGTTGGTGGATGGGAAAAAACATTTGATTCGTCCTACGCTGGTACAGGTAGAGCTATAACTGCTTGGGTTGCTCTTGATGCCTCAAAGTATTTAGGGCTAGGCACAACAACAAAATATTATATTCAAAGAGGAAATAGTATATTTGATGTAACACCAATAAGGAAAACAAGCACCAACTCTATTACCTTTGCAGCGACAGACGGTTCATCTACTCTTACTGTAACTGATGCAAGTCATGGTGCAATAGCAAACGATACCGTAACTATTAGTGGTGCTGTAAGTTTAGGTGGCAACGTGACTGCTACTGTGTTAAATCAAGAGTACACGATAGATAGAGTTACAGGCACAAATACATACGAAATAACAGCTAAAGATACTTCTGGAAATACAGTAACAGCAAACGCTAGTGATAGTGGTAATGGCGGATCAGGTGTAGATGGTGTGTATCAAATTAATGTTGGATTAGATGTATACGTACCTGCTACTGGTTGGGGTGTAGACACTTGGGGTGCTGGTGCTTGGGGGTCTAGTTCACCAATTGGTGAAACCAATCAGTTACGCTTGTGGTCACACGATGCTTTTGGAGAGGATTTAATCATCAATCCTAGAGCTGGGGGTATTTACTTATGGGATGAAAGCAATGGACTTTCAACCGCAGCTGTAAATATTACATCTTTGTCAGGTGCAAACCTAGCACCAACCAAGGGATTACAAGTATTAGTTAGTGATATTGATCGTCATGTTATTGTTTTAGGTGCAGATCCAATATCAGGTAGCTCTAGATCTGGAGCTATAGACCCTTTGTTAATAGCTTTTTCTGATCAAGAAAGTGTTACTGAATGGGAGCCAACTTCTACAAATACAGCAGGATCGCTAAGACTATCAGCGGGATCTCAAATAGTTGGTGGCTTGCGATCAAGACAAGAAATACTAATATGGACTGATACTGCTTTATACAGTATGCAATTTGTAGGTGCACCGTTTACTTTTGGAGTAAATTTAATTAATGAAAATGTAGGACTAATATCTCCAAATGGTGCTATCAATGCTCCTGATGCTGTCTATTGGATGTCTAGAGATGGATTCTATATTTATTCAGGAACCGTAAGTAGATTAACGTGTTCAGTTTTGAACTATGTGCTTGATGATTTTAATCAAACCCAAGCTTACAAAGTCGTAGCATTTACCAACAGAGAGTTTAACGAAGTAGGTTGGTTCTATCCTTCAGGTTCTGCTTCTGAAAATGATAGGTATGTAACTTATAACTATTTAGAAGGTGCATGGAGCATAGGAGAACTATCACGCACAGCTTGGTTAGATGATGGAATATTTGAAAAACCAAGAGCAGCAGGAAAAGATAACTCTCTTCATTATCTATACACACATGAAAATAGTGATGATGCAGACGGACAACCAATGGACAACGTGTTTATTGAGTCAGGCGATATCGATATAGATGATGGAGAAAAGTTTGGTTTTGTGAAACGCATCATTCCTGATGTTAAGTTCTTTGGTAGTAATTCTACAGGTGGTCAAATAAGTCTTGTTCTTAAAACAAGAAACTTCCCGGGTGACTCATTAACCACAAACTCTACTAATACAGTTACTAGCAGCACTAAACAAAATCACGTTAGAGCTAGATCTAGACAAATGGTGTTTAGAGTACAATCTGATGATAGTGCAGCAATAACCTCAAGAACAGGGTTTAGATGGAGACTTGGAGCAAATAGATTTGAAATCAGGCCTGATGGTAAGAGGTAATGGCAAAGCTTTTAGAAAGTAGATTACCTGTAGCTTTAAACACTGTTGACTCTGCAACTTTCAATCGTCTAGTTAGAATCTTAGAAATTAACTTAGGACAGTTTGATCCTAACTCTACACCACAGTTTAATGATTCTGAAATTAGCACTTTAGCTTTTAATCAGGGTGATATAATATGGAATACGTCTATCGGTGTATTGCAAGTATATACAGGCAATCGGTGGATACAGTTACACACTCCTGTAAACGAACAGGGTTTTGAACTGCAATCATCATTGGGTTCTGTTACGATTACCGTAGCAGGAAATACTACAATAGTAATATAATAAGATTGACAATGAAAAGTTTATCTGAGGGAAATAAAGGGATAAAAGCCCTAGCTAAAGAAAATCCAGCTCTTGTAGAAGAAAGGTTTGGCTACGATGTCCCCGGCTACATGGCTGGTGGCATAGCTGGCATTAACCTTGGAGACATTGAAAGATACTTAGAAAGAGATGAAGATTTTGACTACGTGAGAGATGTATTAGGTGTGTCTCCTGACGCTGACAGTGTTGCCGTTAGTCAAATACCTGAGTCAGATCGTGTAGCTATGGCTTATGGTGCACCACAAGTAGGAGATGGCAGAGGTTCTTTATATCAAGCTTTAAATTATGGAAACGTAGCTCCAGGGCAAACTATATCAATTGATGCTAGAGATGAAACTCCTGCTGCTTATAGATTCTATCCAAGTGAAGTATCTAAAATATATTCAGAGGCAAAAGGTGTACCTTTTTCACCTTTAGTTGCACCTCCTAGAGAAGCTACTTATGTAGATACTTTAGGTTCAAGACGTATACAAAGTCAGCTATATGCAAAAGAAGGTACTTTTGTTGACGCTGAAGAATATCCTGAAAGAGATGAATTAGTAACAGGTCCTGGTGGAGAACAAGGAGACAAAATACCAGCCATGTTAAGCGATGGTGAGTTTGTTTTTAACGCTGCTGCAGTCAGAGGAATGGGTATTATGTCTGGTGCAAGCCCTGAAGATGAATACGAACAAAGATTAATGGGTGCTCGTAAAATGTATGAGTTTCAAAAACAAGCCGAAGAAATGGCTAAAATGTATAAATAATGGGAATATTTAGTAGTAAAACAAAAGTAGGACCTCCAGCAGATGTTATAACCACGCCTCAAACTGGTTATTCTTTTGTTTCTCCATACATGGAGGACTACTCTAGAAGACTACTAGCATCTTACTTTGGATCTCCAGGAGAGTACGCAGGATTAATATCTCGGCCAAAAGATATACCCATAGAGCAAACAGCAGGTCTTACACCTTTGCAAATACAAGCTCGTCAAAAAACAGCAGGATTAGGAGACTTTCAAGAAAGCTTAGATAAGGCTAGAGGATTGTTTGGTAAGGAAGAAGCAACTGTAGATCAAGCTATGGGCTTCATACCTGCAGCTAGAAGAATGATAGACACTGGTGCAGATACTGTAGCTGGTGGCATAGGTGCTTTACGTAGAGGTGAGGAAACTGCTTTAGGATCTGCTGAAATGTTTGATCCAAGTTCTGTTTCTAGATTCATGGATCCTTTTGAGTCTCAAGTGGTACAACAGACTCTAGAAGATATTAACAGACAAGCAGCTATGGATGACATAGCTTTAAGAGACAGAGCTATATCTCAAGGTGCTTTTGGTGGATCTAGAGGTCGTATATCGCAAGAAGAATTAGCTAGACAGGTAGGTAGAGGAGCAGCAGAAGCTGTTAGTGGAATTAGAAGCAGAGGTTTTGGTCAAGCACTAGGTTCTGCACAATCAGCATTTGAATCACAACAAGCTAGACAAGCTGGACTAGGTGCAATGCAAGCAGGATTAGGCGGACAACAGGCAGCCATAGGTGCACAACAAGCAGCATTGGGTGGTCAGTTAGCTGGTCTAGGTGCAGCACAAGCTGGTCTAGGACAACAGTATGGTCAGATTGGTCAGGGTATTGCTGGACTAGGGCAACAAGGACAAAGCCAGTTAGGAGCACAAATAGGGCTATTGAATCAATTAGGTCAACAGGGACAGGCTACGCAACAAGCAGCACTATCAAGACAGTTTGCTGGAGCACAAAGACTTGCAGACGAACCACTACAAAGATTGCTTACAGGCCAACAATTACTAGCTGGATCACCGATGGGTGGCATATCTGGCGGAACTGGTACAAGTGCTTATCAACGTTCTGTAGCCCAAGTGCCAAGCACTGGCTCTCAGATTTTAGGAGCCATAGGTTCTATTTTCTCATCAGATACTGATTTAAAAACTAACATTAAAAAGGTTGGTGAACTAGACCCTGGTATCGGTTGGTACACATGGGATTGGAACGATAAAGCTAAAGAAATAGGAGTTGACGTAGAGCCAACAGAAGGCGTACTAGCTCAAGAAGTATTGGAAGTTAAACCAGATGCAGTGATAGTTGAAGATGGTTACTATGCTGTAGATTATTCTAAGGTGCTGTAATGAGTATTACGTCAGGACTTGCCCCAATTAGAAACTACGCCAATGGTGGTGATGTAAACAAAGGAGTCTACACTGACGAGCAAAGACAAGATATGTTAGCAAGGTTAGGCTTCCCCGGTGGAATGACTGATGAAGATTTAGACGCAGCGATAGCAGAATCAGAAAGACTAGATAATATTTTGACTGGAGGTGGTCCTAGAAAGACAGCAGACGATTTAAAACAAGGTATAAAAGATTATGTGTTTGATTACACAGATCCATTAGAGTATGTAACTCTTCCTTTAATAGCTCCAAAAATCGCTATGAGAGGCAAAAAAATCTATGATGCAGTTAGAGGTTCGGGGAGTAATTTATCTCAAAACGTAAGAGGCATTGGAGCTTACATTGGAACAGATATTTTAGCTCGTGATGTTCTTGGATACGAAAACCCTTTTGGAGATGATGCTCAAGATGAAGCACAACAAGATCTTGAAGAAGTAAATAAAAAAGAAGAAGAAGAAAAAGAAAAGAAAGAAGAAGAAAAAGAACTTACTCCAAAAGAAAAAGGAATCAAAGCCCTTGGAGCATTTGCTGAAGCACTTGGAGATTCACAAGAATATACAAGCACCCCCGGATATATGATTGAAGGAGCTAGTATCTCTACTCCAGAGATTAGAAGATACGCAGGAGGCGGTATAGCTGATCTAGAGCCTATGATGATGGCTGCTGGAGGCGTACCCGGATTTAGAAAAGGAATATCTGTTTTTGTTAGGGAACAAATTGATAAACTTTCTAGAAAACGAGCAGATAAAAAACAAAAAAAAGCAGATAAGGCTCAAGAAAAAGCAGATAAAGCTAGAGCTAAAGCAGATGAAGCAGAAGCCAAAGCAAAAAAAGAACAGGCAAAAGTTGAAGAAACAGGCGTAACAAAAGATAAGCCTGAAGGTCCTGGATTTTTAGATTTTTTACCTGCAACATATGCAGCAGGAATTACTAAAACTGCTGAAAAAGCAGGTGATTTATCTAGGGCTGCTAGAAGGAATATTAAACCTCTTACTGGAGCTGCTCTTGGTTATGGGTTGCCTCTTAGTGCAGCTGCTTACGGTGTGTCATCTTTATTTGGTGATGATAAAAGCACTGATCCAGCAGAAGTTAAGCTTCCTCCTCCTCCAGAGCCAGAAGAATCAGATGCACTACTAGACATCATTAGACAAACTAGCTTAGAAAGAGCACAAGCAGCAGGTAGAACAGAGCCTACGTTTATAGACTATCTTGCATCTTTTCCTAGCAGTTACATGGAAAAAGTAGAAAGAGATCCTGAGTTTGCAAAACAAATGATGGCGGGATTTACAGCCATGACAAGAACGACTGAAGGATTTGCTCCACGAAATGCTCTTACTGATTTTGTTCAAGGTGTTGAAGCAGAGAGAATTAGACAAGAAGATGCCACACCTGATCAGCTTAAATTAATAAAAGCTATTGAAGCAGATCCAGACTCATTACAAACTTTAAGAGATTTAGCTAGACCAGAGGTAGATCCTGATAAAAGACAAGTGCTTGGATCTTTACTTTTAGATGATGCGAAAAAAGTTGTTGGAGCTTCTATTAATAGAAAAATTGGAAGAAAAGAGGACTTAATAGATTCCAATGGACAAATCGTAACTGTAGGTAAATTAATAAGTATTTATGAAGGTGGTGGTCAACCAGCGTTAGATCAATACTATACAACTTTATTGCCTTTAGAGGGTTAACATGCCCATAGTTACAGTTGATGGACAACAATATAATGTTGCAGACACTCGACCTGAAACAATTCAAGCAGCCGTTGATTTAAGAAAAAAATATAGAGACTCTCCTCCTTCAGATTCTTCTTTTATAGGAGACATAGGCCGAGGTATAGCTGCTGGTGCTGTATCCATACCCCAAGGAATAGTAACCATACCAACCACTGGTATAGATTTATTATTTAATACAGACATTACTGACGATGTAAACGAATTGTTTGAATCAATCAAACCAGAAGTAGAGGGAACAGCAGGACAAACAGCACAACTTATAACTCAGTTTGGTGTTCCAGGATTAGGCGTTGCAAAACTTGGGTCTGCTGCTTTTTCAAAACTAACCAAACCACAACAGTTAGCACAAATAGCTGCCGTAGATGCAGCAGTAGCCACTGATGATGTGGACACAGTGGTTGATATGATCTTTGATAAAGAAAGCGATGAAGAAAGATTAAAAACTTTACAAGGAAGAGATGCAGCTTTAGCAAGACTAACAGAGAGACTTCAAGTATTTGGAGAAACAGCAGCAGTCATGTATGCAGCTCCTGTAGCCGTGTCAGGTGCTGTTAAAGGTGTGGGTGCTGGTTTAGATTTAGTTGCTCCTTATATGTCAGCGTTAGCCAAAGCAACTGTAGGAGATGGATCTCAAGGTGTAAAGCAAGCAGCAAAAGCAGACAATATGGTTAGTAAGTTTCTCGGTAAATATTTCAGATACGGTGGAAAGTATGAGGATACTGTTGCTAATAACAAACTTATAGCAGATGTTATACAAGCTAAAATGTTATACACATCTAAGCTTGTAAGTCCTATTAATGATGCCTACGCTGGTATTAGAAAAACTATAGAGCAAGCTTCATCAACAGGTGGTAAATTAAATGACGAAGACGCTTTACAACTTACTAAAGCGATAGCTACATACAGAGCACCAATACTTGCAGTAGAAAGACAGTTCCCTGGACTTACAGGAAAAGAGGCTTCAGCTAAAGCAAAAACTCTTCAGGATGAAGCTATGAAAAAAATAAAAAGTTTTGAAGGTCCCGGTAATAAAATTGATTATGAAGAGTTAGGTATTGTTACAAGAGATGTAGAGACAAATAAATTAATAGGAGAAAGTAAAAAAATATCTGAAGTTCTAGAAAAAAATAAAGGATTGTTTGCACAAGAACAACAATTAATTTTTGACATGAGTAAAGAGGGCGGAAATATTACAAGACTGTTTATAGAAGAACCATTGAGGGATGCTATTGGAAATAACATTGGTTTGTATGGAACAACAACATATAGAGCACTACAAGATTCTGGTTTTAGAATAGATCCAAAATTTAAAGAAGATGCCATACAAGAGCTTATGGATAAAGTACCTGGTCTTCAAAATAGATCAGTTGCAGAAAACGCTTTTGAAGAATTAACTACTTTAGGTAATTCAACACAATCTTATGAAACACCAAAAATGTTTGTAGAAGGTATAAATTTTGGACTTCTTAAAGGTAAAGATCTTAAAAATTTACCAGCAGTAAGGAAGGCTATGGGAGAAATAACTGCTCTTGATTACAAAAAACCCGGAGAATGGAGAAAAGCATTAACAGATGAAGCAGTTGCTGCTTCAGAAACCATGTCTAAGCTAGGTGCTTTAGCTGGAAAAGCAGAATCTCAAGCAAGAATATTTCAATTAAATAAAAATGCTGTAGATACAGGTAGAACAACTTTCTTAAAAACTGCTGAAGAATTAGCACCAGGTTTGACTGAAAAGGAGTTAGCTCAATTACCCACAACATTTAAAGGCTATGTTAGATTTGGTAAAGAATCTGGATCTTTAAATGGATTATACGCATCAGAATCACTTTATAACGCCCTTAATGAAACTGGTAGAGATTGGTTGAAAGGCGTTCCAACTATATTAAAAAAATCATATCAAGGATTTCTAGGTTTAAAAGCACTAGCACAATATGGTAAAACTGTTATGGGACCGACTGCTCAAATAAGAAACAACACTAGCGTAGTTTCAATGGCTTTAATGAATGGGAACTTAGGTCCGT